CTTCGAGGACGGCGGCCACCCCTCCGGCATCCTCACCAACGACCAGATCAAGACGATCGGCGCCCCCGAGGCCGACACCGTCAAGAAGCGGTTCCTCCAGGCCGTGCGCGGCGGCCGCGAACCCGTTGTCCTGGCCGGCGGCTGGAAGTACACCCAGATCCAGATCGCCCCCGACGAGTCCCAGTTCCTGGAGACCCAGAAGTTCTCCGGCTCGGCCATCTGCGGGTTCTTCGGCGTTCCCCCCGAGCTCGTCGGCGAGGCCACCGAAAGTTCCTCCATCACCTACGCCAACGTCGAGAGCCGCGGCGTGGACTTCCTGAAGTTCGGCCTGAACGGCTGGGTGGACAGGCTCCAGCGCTGGTACGGCGGGCTGCTGCCGCGCGGCCAGTACGTCAAGCTCGACACCCGCGCGCTGCTGCGCACCGACACCCTCACCCGCTACCAGGCCCTGCACCTGCTGGTCGGCGCCCGCATCATCACCCAGGACGAGGCCCGCGCCATGGAGGACTGGGCCGCGCTCACCCCGGAGCAGCAAGAGCAGATCGACCGCCTGGTCACCACCATCCCGCCACCCATCGGCTCGCCGAAGATCGGATCCTGACGTGACACCTCCGTCCACGGCGACCCGGCCGGCGGTCGCGACCCCCCTTGACGTCCTGCGCGAGCACCGCTCGAGCCTGCCCCGCGGCGTCCGGGAGCGCCGATACCAGCCGCTGACCGTCCCGGCCGGCCGGGCGGTCGCCCGCGCCCAGTTCGAGTTCCGGGCCAACCCCGACTCGGCGGCCGGCCCCTCGTTCCGGTTCGAGGGCTACGCCGCCACGTTCGAGCAGCCGTTCGAGATGTGGGACTTCTGGGGCGACCCCTACTTCGAGACCCTCGCCGCCACCGCCTGCAACCGCACCCTGGCAAACCAGTGCGACACGCAGTTCCTCGTCGGCCACGACGAATCCGGCCTGCCGATGGCCCGCACCAAGTCCGGGACCCTGACGCTGTCGGCGGACGGCACCGGCCTGCTCGCCGTCGCCCCCGCGCTGGACGGTCGCAACCCGCAGGTGCAGCAGCTGGCCTCCGCGATGGAACGCGGCGACGTCGACGAGATGAGCATCGGGTTCATCGCCACCGCCCAGCAGTGGTCGCCGGACTGGATGGAACGCCGCATCACCGAGATCAACCTGTCCCGCGGCGACGTGTCGATCGTGTGCTGGGCCGCGAACCCCAACGCCAACGGCGCCACCGGCGCCTGGACCACGACCGTCCCGGAGGCCGCGGCCCGGGCCGCCGGCAACCGCGAGCGGCGCACCCCGACCGCGCCGTACTCGGCCAAGCCGGGCGAGGGCAACGAGTGCCCGCAGTGCCACAGCATGAACGACGGCGACTCCGCCTACTGCGACCAGTGCGGCACCGCGATCCGGGCCACCGGCGCCTCCAGCGCCGAGGAGAACGAGACCCAGCGCTGCGGCTGCGGAACCTGGAACGCCGACGACGCGAAGTTCTGCGCGCAGTGCGGCACCAACATCTCCAGCGACCGGGACGCCGACAACGGCGGCACCGGCAACGGCGCCACCGAGGCCCCGTATGACGGCTGGTGGTCCCGGCAGCGGCCCAGCACCGAGCGGCGCGCCACCGACACCGGGATCACCGGCGACGCCGACGACGGCTACGCCTCCGGCGCCCCGGAGTACAACCCCGCCGAACACGGCGCCGGCTCCCCGGTCTGCCCCGGCTGCGGCGCCGGCAACGGCCTGGACGCCAAGTTCTGCGACCAGTGCGGGTCCGGGCTGTACGACAACGACAACCTGATCGAGGACCCGATCAACTTCTCCCGCAAGATGCGCGTGCGCGTACTCGCGCTGAAGAGGTGACAGCGGCGCCGGTTGTCCGGTAATCGGACACCGGCGTATCCTCGAGTCCGAATAGCGGCACGACCCGGAGCACTCGACGGCACCACCCGCCCCCGCGGCGGCCCGGACCGGCGACCCGCCACCACTCCTCTGCGGCTACGTCACTGACCACGACGTAGAGGAGATCCGATGGCTCCCACCCCTCTTGAGCGACTCCGCGAACAGCGCGGCTCGGTCCTGACCGAGATGGAGACGCTGTCCCGCCTGGAGCGCCAGCTCACCACCGAAGAGCGGTCCCGCTGGGACGAGCTCGAGACCCAGATCGGCGACCTCGACGGCGACATCGGCCGCCACGAGCGCCAGGCCGAGCGCGAGCGCCTCGCCGCGGCCGCCCGGGCCTCCTCCTCCGGAGGCACCGGCAACGAACACAACCCCGCCGAGCCGCAGGCCTCCGGCTGGAGCGTCGAGTCCGAGCCGATGACCTACGGCCGCGGCTCCGGCCACTCCTACTTCCTGGACATGGCCCGGGACTCCCTCAAGCGCGGCGACGGCGACGGCGGCGTCCAGGCCTCCCGCGACCGGCTCAACCGGCACGCCGCCGAGCTGCGCGTGGAGATGCCCAAGCGGCGCGAGGCCCGCGACCGCCGGGCCCGCGAGGAGCTCAACCGCGTCCTGCTCACCGGGAACCGCCACGAGCGGCGCGCCGCCGAGCGCGCGATGGCCCGCATGGACCGCGCCGGCGTCACCCCGTTCGAGACCCGCGCGATGAACCGCGTCGACGGCTCCGGCGGCTACCTGATCCCGCCGCTGTGGATGGTCGACGAGCTCGTCCCCTACCTGCGCGCCGACCGCACCTTCGCCGACCAGTGGCGCGGCATGGAGCTCCCGCCCGGCACCGACAACATCAACATCCCGCGCCTGAAGCGCGGATCGGCCACCGGCCCGCAGGCCGCCGACGGCGCCCCGGTCAACGGCCAGGACCCGCAGGACGACTTCGTGACCGCGAAGGTCCAGACCATCTCGGGCCAGGTCGACGTCGCGCTCCAGCTGATCGAGCAGACCCCGCTGGCCAACTTCGACGAGATCCTCATGGAGGACCTCGCCTCCGACATGAACCTCCAGCTGTCCGGCCAGTGCTACGTCGGCACCGGCTCCGGCGGCCAGATCAAGGGCGTGTGGCCCGGCGGCGCGATCGGCACCACCCACGGCATCGTCATCGGGAACACCAACAACACCGCCGCCCAGACCTGGGTCAACGGCGGCGGCGCCACGTTCTCGGTGAACGGGTCGGTGTACCAGTCCGGCGGCCAGATGCTGTCGGTCGTCGCCCGCACCCGCATGCGGCCGGCCACCGGCCACGTCTGGCACCCCTGGGTCTGGTACTACCTGATGACCCAGGTCGACCAGCAGGGCCGCCCGCTGGTCGTGCCCGGCACCCCGAACAACGTCGGCTTCAACCAGGCCGGCGTCGACGACGACGGCCCGATCACCGAGGGCCCGGCAGGGTTCTACCAGGGCCTGCGCGTCGTCCTGGACCCCAACATGCCGGTCACGTTCCCGGCCTCCGGCGGCACCAACCCGCAGATCACCACCCTGTCCGCCGGGCAGGTCGCCCCGACCCCGGGCTCCGGGCTGTTCACGCCGCTGCTGGCCGGCGCCTGGAACGACCTGCTGCTGTTCGAGGGCGAGCTGCGCACCCGCGCCCTGGACCAGGTCCTGTCCGGGAACCTGCAGATGCGGTTCCAGATGTACAAGTACTGCGCATCGATCCCGGACCGCTTCCAGGCGTACAGCGACGTGTCCACCGGCGGGTCCGTCGTGGTCAACGCCAACTCCTCGGTGTCCTACGCCACCCTCACCCAGTTCTCCGCGACGGCCGCGAACAGCGTCCTGAACATGACTCAGCAGGGGTTCTGATCATGGATCTTGCAGGCGGCAAGTACCCGGACTTCGAGGAGGAGTGGCTGCTGGACGGGCAGCCCGTCTCCCCCTACCGCCGGTCCATCTCCCGCCGGGACATCACCGGCGCGGCGGTCACCGGCGCCGCGACGCAGGTGCCGTACATCGTGGCCGTGCCGTGCCAGGTCGGCGACATCTTCAACTTCGTCACCTTCTCCATCGGCACGCTGGCCGGCACCGCCGGCAACACCAGCTTCGTGGTCGTGTACTCGGCGATGCCGACGGCCTCGGCCGCGGCGACCGTGCTGGGCGTGTCGGCGACGACCACGTTCGTGGCCGGCACCAACAAGATCGCGCTGTCGGCGCCCGTGTCGCTGACGCCGACGATCGGCACCCCGCAGAACGCGGTCGCCTCCACCCTCGGCTCCGGGCCCGCCGTGCTCGGCGTGGCCATCGTCGAGGCCTGGACCACCACCGGGTCGCAGTTCGACTGCGCCTCGGGGGCGGCGAACGCGTTCAAGGGCATCGTCGGCAGCCAGCTAGTGCTGGCTACGAAGATCCCGACGCTCGGCGGCACCCCGCCGGCGGTCGGGTCGGCCTCGAACACGACCATCACCGCCCCCACGACCGGCGT